TAATCAAAGAAAAAAAGTAAATTATATAAAATTTAAATAACACTATAATAATAATCATTTATTATATTTTTATTTTTAACAAATCTACTCATTTTAGAAGCAGAAATATTTTCAGATTCTGCTGCTTTTGCAATACTATCCCATGTTCCCAGTAATAAGTTTGTTTTCTCTTCTCTCTTATAAACTTTTTTACCTGTGGATGAAATAAGCTTAGGTTTGATATCAGATTGTTTTAATGAGATTCCATAGTATCCTTCATTATTCCCATCTTCCGTCCATACGGTTGCTTTAAGAGCATAAGGGGAAGAATTTAAATATTCTTTTATTTCTTTCATATCATTTTCTGTTAATTCTTTATCAACTGAAACTTTCCATTTTTGATATTCTCTCAATAAGACAGAATTTAAAATTTTTCCACAATCCGAAAATTTACATATTTGAAATATAAATGTTTCAACCGTAGAATTTTCTTGATGTTTTTTATATTCTATTGGTTTTAATTTAATACCTAAGTAACCATGATTCCCTTGAATACGCTTTGGTTTGAATCTTGTATCTAAATAATTTTTAAGAGAATGAAACATTTCTTTGGTAGGTTTTACTTGTGACCATAATCGATATCGTCCTTCTAAATTAACTGATAATTCTTCTACATCTGGGCGAACAATACAAATACTGTTTACAAATTCATTGAATTTTTTATTAACTTCATCTTCAGGCAACAAAACATTTTGATAAACTGATTGATTATCATGATTTACAGATTCAATTACTTTTTGTTGAGTTTCTATTTTCTCTCTAAATTCATTTAATTCAATCGCTTGTTTTTCTAGTAAAAGCTCATGAGATTTCAATTGTTCTTTTAATTTTCTGTTTTTATTTTCCAATTCTTCGTTTTCTTTTATAATTCTGTTAAAATTATCTATACTATATGTTTTGGAATGAATAATGTCTTTGATATGTTTGGATAGTTTTTCAATAGTAAAATTATTGGCGTCATATGCTATGATTTCAGTTTTGTTTTTTCCATTAATTTCTATACTACGAATTTGTCTTTTTATTTTTGGATAATTTTTTATTAGATTTTCTATTTCTACTTTATTTTGAACACGAAAAGCATTGACTAAAACAAAATTATCATATTTTTTACGATGGTCTAATATTCTAGTTGATAAATCATTGGTGTGTCCGAATTTAATTAATTTCTCTCTTGATTCATTTGTATTATCAATGGTGCCAAAATAAATACATTCTGTATTTACAGGAAATTGAACAATAATTGCTTGTTCTACTGCTTTTTGTTTTTCTTTGTTTGTTTTTTTTAGTAGAATTTCTTTTTCTTTTTCAGAAGTTTCTTTAATTTCTAAAATAATATTTTCTTTTTGTTCTAATTGTATTTTTAATTCATCTGTTTCTTCTTCTACGATTTCTTGTAATACTTCTTCTAATTTCATATAATACTCGTGAATCTCAGATGCCTTTTTTGTCTGTGCTTTTAAACATAATGACTTGAAACATTTCACTGTTAAAAATATTTTTTTTATATTATGTCCACCCCATTTATCATGTTCCAAAGTTGCTTTCCCATCAGGGAAAGCAATATTTTCTTCTTGTAAATCTTGCTTAACCTCAAGGTTAATCAAGTTTATATAATCAGAATTTAAAATGAAATATTTTTCCAAAAGTAATAATGCTTTTTGTTTTGTTGAAAATCCTAACCATTTCCATATATTATCCAAATCGATTACAAAATCGATATTTTTGTCATAATTTAAGTAACAATAAAAGCTACTAATAAATAATTGTTGTTCAAATCCAGTGAAATTTTCTTTAATTTTATTCAATAATTTACTATTATATGTGAACGAAAGCTTTGTGATAGGGTTTTTTTCAATAAGTTCTACGATATTCAATTCTTGCATCTTATTATAATATTTATTATAAGATACTATTTAAGTAGTTTATTTTGCTTTTATATATAAAATCAAGATTTCTGTAAGCAAAAACCGCTTTTAAAATATAAAAGCACTTTTACCATTTATTTGCCTTTTTGATAGTAATTTTTTGACCTGCACCACGTTTTTTAGCTGAACCAGGGTCATATTTTTCATCTTCGTCATCTGAATTAATGCCTTTAGATAATTCCCAGAATTCTTTGGAACCTAGCTTGAAATCGTTATGATTATCTGCTTTATACCAAAAAACTTGGTCTTGCAATTTGTTTGATTTGGAGTTATTATTGATTACCAAGCACTCATAATTTTCTGTGCATTGATCCATCACCTGACAAAAGGACTCAAATGTTGGAAACATACCAGCATAATTCTCATAAATACGTTTTCTATTTGCAATGTAATTTTCTCTCAAAATAAAAACATAATCTATGTTGGTTCTCAGTGTGGGAGGAATGCCTAAGGGATATTGCATTGTGATGACTAACATGACCTTCCAGTGTCTCCCATTCATGAAAAGTAAACGCATCATCTTATCTCTAGTCCATGTTGCGTCATATAAACAATCATCAAGAATGACGAATGCTCGAGGGTCAATTGTGCTTCGTTTATAAGTTTCAATTTCCTTCTTAATCTGTTTCAAAACGGTTCGTTGTCGTTTCAAAATATTTTCAATAATCGCCGTATTGTATTCATTATGGACGAATAATTTCGGCACCATTTTTGCGTAGAATCCGTTTCCTTCTTCTGTTCCAGAGATAACGGTTCCAATAGGAATTTCTTGATGATAATAAAGTAAATCTCTTACTAAAAAACTTTTACCTGTATCACGCTTCCCAATTAACACAACAACAGGTCCTTTATTTTCATTTGGTTTGAAACTAATATTTTTCATATCGAATTTTTTTAATTCTAAAGTCATATCTATTATTTTGACAAAGATTTTTTTATTATTTTATACGAATTAGTATTTTTATTATTTTACAAAAATAATAGAAATAAACTACAATCTTATTTATTTAGTTAAAATTATAAGTTAAAAACTTGTATAATTTATATATTAATTAGCTAATAATGATTAATGTGAATTATCAAAAAAGGAAAAATCAAGAGCTTTTTAAAAGTTTAGAGAAACCTGAGATTCTTAATCTGTCAAAAATACAAAATTATATACCAATATATAATCGATTTTTTTCATTAAATGAAACAAATTACAACAACATAAATCTAAATCATAAATGGTATATATCTAGTATCAATAATAATAAGAACGAAGACAATAAGAATTTATATGTTTGTAATGTTAAAAATATTAATACACAAAAAACAAAAGAAAAAGAAGTATTTTTTAAAATGGCTCCTTTATTAGACCCATATAAATATCTTATTGGAAAATATAATATAGAAGACACAACTTTATTTAACTTACCTAGTTTTAATTCAGACCAAACAAATACAAATTCAAAAATTTTAGATTTAAATAATTCAGCTTATGTTGATGGATTTTTTGTATTTTTAATTAGTCAACTAATGTATGAACACAATTTTTGTCATGGTCTCGATTATTATGGTTCTTTTATGGCGGTAAAAAATAATTTTGTTATAAATGTATTTGATGATATTGATTATTTAAACAATTCTGATTTTTTTAACAAAAATAAAAATATATTATTTAAAATTGAAGATTATGAACATTTATGTAATAACAATAAATTAAAACCTCTTGTAATACATAATTCAAGTGTAAAGACAATTAATTCGATAACATCTTTTAATGACGAAATGTTTGAAAATATGTTTGAAAATAATAATCGATTATCTGAAAATGGAAATACAAATACAAATTTATTAGATGAATTAGTTGAAGTGACAAAATTAACAAATGAATTAGATAACAATATAACTCTCAAGAGTAATTCTACATGTTCTTCTAGAACATCTTACACATCTAATAGTGAAAATAATAACAGTAATAGCGAAAATAGTGAAAATGGTGAAAATGATACTGATATAAATGAAGATGATTATGATTCAAATAATGATAGTAATGATGATGATACGGAGAATGATAGTAATGAAAGTGATGACTATGAAGAAGAAAGAATTGATGCTACTATTAATACATTTCCAATACAATTAATTTGTATGGAATATTGTGAAAATACTCTTGACGAACTTATTTTAACAAATGATTTAACAAATGATGAATGGTATTCTATTTTAATGCAAATAATTATGATTTTAATTACATATCAAAAAGCCTTTAATTTCACACATAATGACCTTCATACAAATAATGTTATGTATAATTCTACAAATAAAAAATTTATTTATTATTGTTATAAACATAAATATTATAAAGTCCCTACTTTTGGAAGAATATTTAAAATCATTGACTTTGGAAGAAGTATTTACAAAGTAAATGGAAAATTATTTTGTAGTGATAGTTTTCAAAATGGTGAAGATGCTGCATCTCAATATAATACTGAACCATATTTCAATGAAAAAAAACCAAGATTAGAACCGAATTATAGTTTTGATATATGTAGATTGGCATGTTCAATATTTGATTACGTTATAGATAATTTAGATGAAACAAAAGATTTAGATAATTGTGACCCTATTAAACGATTAATTTTTGAATGGTGTTTGGATGATAAAGGAATTAATTTATTGTATAAAAATAATGGCACAGATAGATATCCTGATTTTAAATTATATAAAATGATTGCAAGATGTGTTCATAATCATACACCTCAAGCACAATTAAAAAGACCAGAATTTAATAGATATTCTGAATTTAAAGGAGATATTCCATCAGATGTTATAAATATTGATGAAATACCAATTTATATATAAAACAATAAAAATAATAAAATGAATGAATTATTATATTTTTCTAGTGTAAAAAAAATTGATTTAATATATATTATTAAATCAATTTTTATATTGTATTGTGTAATGTCAAAGAAAAATATAGCAAAAGGATGGATATATTGTTTATCAAATAAATCAATGATACCTGAATTGTATAAAATAGGTTATACAAATTTTTTAGAAAAAAGAGTATTTGAACTGCAAAAAGGTAGTGGAGTTCCTTGTGCTTTCCATATT